TGGGAGCCAGTGCATTAACCATTAAGGCAACAGCAGGTGGTACTTATGGATTTAGTGTGGGCGACGAACTCACATTTGCAGACGGAACATCAGTCACGGTAAGCGGTGTGTTTGGAAAAACTGCATCTGCTGGAGACTTCTTTGGTGTTACTGGTGCTGTGGCTACAGGAATCACGCTTACACTGCAAACGCTACTGCCCACGACTCAAGCAAAGGACGCAACATTCACGCACAAGAGCATTTACGCAAAGATGATTGGTTCCACCTCTACAATCACTCCATATGCTTTTGACGCAGGTGGATCGGGAGATCAAATCAATGTGATTGTTCTTGATAGAGACGGCACACTAACAGGAACAGTAAACACTGTGCTTGAGAAGTTTGAAGGCTTGTCTCGCGCAGAGGACGCAAAGAAGTTTGACGGTAGCAGCAATTACTACCGCACAGTAGTAAACGAGCAGTCCAAGTATGTTTGGGCACTATCACGCGATGTGGCAGCCAACACCGCATTTACTGCCACCAAGACCAATTGGGTTACGCTGGGTTCTTCGCTTGCACACCAAACACAATTGGCAGATAGTGTAAATTCTTTCCATCTATCGGGAGCCGTTTCTGCCGTACCAACCGTATCAGAACTGTACGCAAACGGATGGAGCAAGTTTGCCAATGCGGATGAAGTGGATGTGTCTCTGCTTCCAATGGGTGGGGCTTCAGCCATTCTTGCTCAACTAGTTGTGCAGAATGTTTGCGAGAAGCGTCTTGACTGCATGGCATTCGTTTCTCCAGCACAAAGCGATGTTGAAAATAAATTGCCGTATGAAGCCTTGAACAGCCTCAAGACTTTCCGCGACAGCACCTTCAACATTAACTCATCCTACGCAGTCATTGACAGCGGTTGGAAGTACCAGTTGGACACTTACAACAATGTGCTTCGGATTATGCCTCTGAACGCGGACATTGCAGGATTGGTTGCTCGTACCGAGTTCACCAACGAAGCGTGGTTCTCGCCAGCAGGATTTAATCGTGGTCAACTGAAGAATGTTGTTAAGTTGGCGTACAATCCATCTGCGGAAGCACATCGTGACGAGTTGTACAGCCGTCAGGTAAACCCTGTGGTATCGTTCCCAGGCGAAGGGGTAATCCTGTTCGGTGACAAAACCGCTCAGTCCCGTCCAAGTGCGTTTGATCGCATCAATGTGCGCCGTCTGTTCATTATTCTTGAGAAGGCAATTGCCACGGCTTCAAAGTTCTTCCTGTTCGAGCAGAACGATGCGTTCACTCGCTCTCAGTTCAAGAACCTTGTTGTTCCGTTCCTCAAGACTGTTCAGCAGCGTAGAGGCATCACCGACTTCAAGGTGGTGTGTGACGAAACCAACAATACAGGCGAAGTAATTGATCGCAACGAGTTCGTGGCTGATATATTTGTAAAGCCAACCCGCAGCGTCAATTTCATCTCTCTTAATTTTATTGCAACAAAGACAGGCGTTAGTTTCACCGAAGTCGGAGCGTAAGGTCTAAATAATAAGACCAAGGAGTAATCAATGCCAGTAGATCCAACAAACAATATTTCAGGATTCGTAAACGCCTTTGCTGGCGGTGGTGTTCGTACCAACCTGTTCCTAGTCACGGGAAATATTCCTGGCTACCAGAACAACCGCGCAATCTCTTTCTTGTGCAAGGCTGCACAGATTCCTGCGTCCTCGCTTGGAACTATTGAAGTTCCGTATCGTGGTCGCAGAATCAAACTTCCAGGAGATCGCACATTCCAAGACTGGACAATCACAGTTATTTCTGATGCAAACATGAGCCTTCGCTCAGGATTTGAGTTTTGGAGTGCAACCTTCAATTCTCATGTCAGCAACATTACCTCAAACAACTTCATGCAGTTCATGCCTACATGGTCTGTTACGCAGTTGCTTCGTGATGGTGAGCCGCTTCGCACATACAATTTCATTGGATGCTATCCAAGTGAAGTTGGAGCAATTGATCTCTCTTACGAGAACAATGACTCTATTGCGGAGTTCCCTGTTACCCTGAACTACTCTTGGTGGGAGGCTGCTCAAGGTGGTGCTGTTCCTGCTACGGGTACTGGTCAGGAAAACATTCAGGCTCTATTGCAGCAGTCGGGGATCAATATCGGTCAAGGTTTCTGATACTCTTTTTGACAGGATTCTTTATTTATGGCTATCAAACTTTTTGGCTTTTCTATTGGTAAAGAAGAGAAGGAGACTTCCAAGGATGAACTTCCAAAGAAGTCTCTTTCTTTTGTAGCACCTGATCAGGATGACGGCGCGATTCCACTAGAAGTTGGTGGTTACTTTGGAACCGCTGTTGACTTTGACGGTGCAATCAAAACCGATCTAGACCTTATCAAGAAATATCGTGACATGGCAATCCACCCTGAAGTGGAGTCTGCTATTGCTGATATCTGTAACGAGTCTATTGTGTATGACGATACTTTTACTACGGTAAAGATCGACACCACAAACATTAAGTACAGTAAGTCTATTAAAGACAAAGTGGAATCGGAGTTTGAAGAAGTCCTGAAACTCATGAATTTCTCTCGCCGTGGTTTTGAGATATTCCGCAAATGGTATGTGGACGGACGAATTTATTACCACATCATTATTGATGAAACCAACAAGAAGAAGGGCATTCTTGAAATTCGTCCTATTGATCCCACGAAGATTCGTAAGATTCGTAAGATTCACAAGAAGCCCATGTCACAGCAGTCTCCCCTTGGTGTTCAAATAGTAACATCGGTGGAAGAGTTCTATGTGTACAACGAACAAGAGCCTGGTTCTACTGCGCTCTCGATTGAAGGGTTGAAGATCTACCCCGATTCCATCTGCTTTGTTCACAGTGGACTGTATGACGGATATCGCAAGAAAGTAATTGGATATCTACACAAGGCTATCAAGGCTTTGAATCAACTTCGCATGATTGAAGACGCAGTGGTGATTTACCGCATTACTCGCGCACCAGAACGCCGTGTGTTCTATGTGGATGTTGGTAACTTGCCCAAGCAGAAGGCAGAAGAGTATGTGCGTGGACTCATGCAGAAGTACCGCAACAAACTCATGTACGATCCACAGACAGGTGAGATTGCAGATTCACGCAAGCATATGTCCATGCTTGAAGACTTTTGGATGCCCCGCCGCGAAGGTGGTCGTGGCACAGAAATCTCAACGCTTGAAGGTGGACAGAATCTTTCGGAAATGGAAGATGTAAAGTACTTCCAAAAGAAACTATTTCAATCGCTTAATGTTCCCACATCTCGTCTTGAAGAATCCACTGGATTCAACATGGGCAGGTCTTCAGAGATTTCACGCGATGAAGTGAAATTCTTTAAATTCATTGAACGACTTCGCATGAAGTTCTCTGAAGTATTCCTTGAACTGCTGCGTGTGCAGTTGGTTCTCAAGGGAGTTATTCGTGAGGACGAGTGGGCAGATATTGAAAGCCGTCTAATATTCAAATTTGCAAAGGATTCGCATTTCTCCGAACTCAAGGAAAGCGAAGTTCTCAAAGATCGTCTTGCCAGTGCACGGGAAGCAGAGGATTTTGTCGGCAAGTACTATTCTCGCGAATATGTACGCAAGATGATTCTGCGTCAAACCGAAGACGATGTGGAGCAGATTGACAAGCAGATCAAGGAAGAAAAGGCTTCGGGAGTTATTGCTCCACCTGAAGGTGCTGCTCCCCCTGAAGCGCAGCAAGCCCAACCTCCTGCTACAGCCCCTGCTGCGGGTGGGGACGGACAACCACAGGTAACTATTGGTGAAATCGTCCCTGATGATGAAAAGGAGTGGAACTCGTAATGCTGCATTCATTTGAAGAATTCAAGACCGCTGTGCTGTGCTCCCTACAGGACAAGATTGCCGAACGGATCTCCCAAGAGCGGGAATCGCTTTCAAATAGTCTGCTTCGGGGTGAAAATGTGGACTCGGATGAAATAGATACCGAGTCAAGCACCGAAGAAAACTAAATAATTAGTCGCAAAGGAGTAGACACATATGGACACAAATAAACGAATCGCTCGCGCAATGTTGAAGAAGAGTTTTGCTGAAGCCAAGGAATTGGTCTTCAAGTCGCTCTACGCCAAGGCATCACTTGCTTTGGACGAGGCTCGTTACGC